ATCTCTGCGATTGTGTAGTCATCTACAGTCAATCGAAAGAAACTTTGGTTCGGAGGAAAGAGCGCCATCTGGAGCTTGGCTGCGAGGTTGTTTACGCCTCGTGCGCCGATGGACTGGTAGGGTGTCCGGATCTTACTAGCGTCGGTGAACCCCTCGCGGGGCATGATCGTTGGAATCGTCAGGAGGGCGCTTTCTCGCGCTCGCTCAAGGAATACATTACGTCTAGATTCCAGCCGACCGTACATGGCCTTGCTAGAAGTGTGCATATTAATAGTTCACTGGCTTCTGTCTGGTGTAACTGCCAATGGTCGGAAGACCGCTTAGAGGTGTCGAACTAGTGGTTGGTATTGCCAAGGAGTTTCGATAACTGTTCGCCGCACCGGGACTTTGTTTCTTCGCTGTAATAACCGAGCTTGAAGTCGATGGAGACCCAGTCGAATCTTCTGCTAATCCTTGATTGGTACTAGCGAGGCTGTTGGCTGTTGAAGAATAGTTTGTTGAAGGCATAGGCGCTGACATTGCTTGTGGAGCGCTCTGTTTTTCTTTTGGTCTCCTGCTCATTAGGAGCAATAAGCCTACCCCAAGGGCGGCTGCAACATTACACATTGAAGGACTCTTCTCGTTGTCGGGCCGCAATTTCCTGCAAATGTCTAACGACGTGCTGTTGCCCTATTTTGAAATTCGTTTCGTTGAGATCGTAAACAGAATCCTGAGGGAGACCGTCAGGAAAAACGGCCTCCAAGTATCGGATGATCTCATCGGAAACATATGGAATCTTTAGGTTATCCATAGTTCTCACTCTGCTATATGGAGCATTAGAAGTTATTTAACGGGACATGCGCCTGTCAGACATTCGTCATCTTCCAGCTCATCGAGACTGTCAGAACCGGAGAAATCCACGGTTGTTAGGGTACTGGCGTAAGCTTCGTACTCTTCCTTGGTCACTACCTCTTGAGGCAGATACGGATACCCGAGATCTTTAGCTGTCTTGGTCGGATCGTTCCTGAAGATCCATGACACCCCAACATAAGTGTCCCAGTTCTCAAGGAGCCAATCGATAGCCGCAGGGATTTCATTAACATCGTAGCTAATGGTCACCGAGCAGTTGTGATCGACGTAGCTTTCCATGAGCAACTTATATCGCTCAAGCTGATCCACAGCAGACTCAAGGTTTACTTCAACGCCATCGACCTGATCGAACTTCACAGTCTCATTAGCGACCGGGAAGGTAACGATCATCGAGTCATCGTCGTAAGGATCCTTAAAGTTACGATAGCCAGCTTCAACCAGCTTAGGAACCAGAGGATCGTGGACAGAGAACTTGACGTTGTTGAAGATGTACTTGCCCAGCGGCTTGTGTACGCCTTCTGTCGTGGACATGACCTTGGACAGGGTGCCTGATGGCTTCACAGTGGTTACTGCTTTGGCGTAGGGAAGACCAAGTTCGTCAGCCATTTCCCGGGCAGCGTCATGAGCCGCAGCACGTAGAGCCTCTAGGTACTCACGGCTAGGGTTAGCAGCAGCGATACCTGTGATACCAACACCCATGAGACGGAGGTAGTCATTGGTCTCGTGCCAAGAGGGCTGGAGAACACCGTCACGGAAGTCAACGCAAGTCTGGCGGTAGTTGGCCCGAGCTACGAGGCGCATGACCTGTAGAACCCGAGGGTTGTGCATACCAAACTTGGACAGGTCGATCTCAACAAGGTTACAGAAGCTACCTTCGCCACCCAGCAGAATCTCTGCGCACGGATTGACACCTTGGAACCAAGGCGCTCGCTTCTTCGCAGAGGAACCGTTGATAAATCCGGGTTCCGATCCACCACCTTCGACCATCTTTGCGAAGACGCCTTCAAGCTCTAGCCGCGTAGGTTTCTTCCAGAAGATGACAGAGTTGTTTGACTGTCCACGCCAAGGCTTGTCGATCCAGTGATCTTTCTTGGCAAGAATGAACTCTGGTGCCAGTGCGTTGTCGATGTCCATCAAGGCAATCTCTGCGGAGCGCCGGGAGGATAGTGTAGTGCCAAGGAGGTTGAGGATATCTAGGATATCGATCTCATCCAGCAGGTCACCTTCCTTACCGTTCAAGACAGTACAGATCTTCTCGAAGGCATCCGCCAAGGTCTTGTCGCCAGAGCTGATCCAGCCGTACCCTGCGAGACGTTCACCCGCTGGGCGGATCTCGGACAGGTCGATCAACAGCTTCTCACAGTCAGCCGGGAGGGTCAGGATCTTACCGATAGACCGCGCCCATGACTCTGCGCTGTCACCCACGGACAGGATGTAGTGTCCTTTAACAGGGCTGTGGAACTGGTTCTTCTCACGGCCACCTTTAGTCAGTCGGTTGGACCGCTTGATCTCAACGGATACTGGCTTGTGGAAGCCTCGGAGGACTCCTGTCTCTGGCTTGAAGCCCACTCCGCAGCCTTGGAGTAGAAGCCAGAAAGCGTCAACCACGTCGGAGGGAGTACGTACCGTGTTGAATGAACAATTAAACTGGCTTGCTTCGCGAGTACGAGCGACATCAGTACCACCAAGCCAACGAGTGCGGCCAGACGGTGAGGCTTCCAGTTTGAAAAAGACATTCCAAAGCTCATCCAGTTCGGTGAGTTCTTCGGAGTTGAGGTCACGACCGAGCGCACGTTCCCAAAGCCATTCTTGGTGCTTGATGATGCGGTCGGTAGTTTCTGCGAGGGTTTCAAAGCTCGTCCCATCGTCGTTCTTGGGGCGGCTGTAGGTTCGGCGGTGAACAATTTCCGCCCGAGTGTCTTTGAATGACATAATTCACCTGTAAAAGAAAAAGGGACCCGGAGGTCCCCTGTGTTATTCGAATAGATCGTCTAGGTTTGGAGGCTTGTAGAAGGGTCCCTTCAAGACCTTTCCTGCCTCGTTGAAGATCGGTTTGTAGTCAGTATCTAGCTTCGACATGTTGCTCTGATGAACACGAACGAACCCCACTTCCAAGGGAAGACCAAAGGCAACTGCGGTGCCGTGGACAACATAGAGAAGATCCGCCAGCTCTTTGGTCAGTGCGGCCTTGTTGATGGTCGGACGTTCTAGTTCGTCCCATACCTCTCCAGCCTCTTCCATGATCAAGGATTGCCGTAGTTTGGCGACTTCAGGGGTTGGCTCTTCGGCCATTGGTTGACCCACGGCCTTCGTGAACTCGGCCACCATGTCTTGTTGAGTGATGTGTTTAATCATTCATCGTCCTTACCGTGGAACAGAGTAATCATGCCCATCACCATACCGAGCATGAACTGAGTAACCCCAAGTGTGAGGCCCAGTACCGTCCCTACTCCTACGATTATGAAGGGCGACAGGAGGCCCATCGTCACTGCTATCGTCAGGTAGTTTTCATAGGTCACAGGATATCCTTACCTTTGATCCTATTGATCTCCATTTCCGCGTAACGGCGTACCTTTTCGAGGTCGGTGATCCGTGACTGATTCCAGTCCATTCCGGGGTATATCTTGTCCCCTGCTCGACAGGCGTACTTCACGATATTCCCGATCTCAAACGACAGTCGGTTGACCATGATGAATGTCACAGGTTCGATTTCGTACTGCGTGTAGTGGCTTGGCTCTCTGATTATATCTTCGGCGTCCATAGAGAAATCTCTCCAGTATCGAGGTTGTAGTCAGTGTGTCGAAGGATCCGGGCGCATCTTGCCTGAATAAGTGCGTCATCCTCGGTGAGCTTTGCCTTCTCGTAGGCCTTAACGACCCGCTCCCAAAGCTCCGGAAGCTCGTGTCTCCCGGGTTCACCGAGGATGTCTGCTGCTCTCTTGGGACCGATGCCGGGACAGCCTTTGTAGCCATCTGTGGCGTCACCAGAGAGCGTCTGGCTCATCCAATACCAGTCGGCGATAACCTCGCTGTTCTTGTAGGCGAGGCGGTCATCTTGAGACCATAGCCTGACTGGTAGGGTCTTCATGTCCTTGTCGGCGCTATAGACGAACGAGTTAGGACGGTGACCCGCTAGGATCCCCAGACAGTCGTCCCCCTCAAGTCGAGGGAGAGAGACAACCTCATATTCGTCCTTAGACCAGTCCCGCAGTGCTGCGAGGTTCATCGGTTTACGGACGGACTTACGGTTGCCTTTGTACGTTGGGAGTAGATCGTGACGGAAGTTGTCAGGGGACGTGTAACAAAGGATCACGTCGTCTGCTTCTGTCGTCTCAATGATCTTGTCGATGGCTTCTTTGAAGCTGCGTTTGACCTCTTTGAAGTCAGTGACCAAAGACCAGATGTCGTCTCCCCAGTCCCATTCGATCTCAGCGCCACTACAGACTTG